GCTTGGCACGGGCTCGCGCGAGCGCGATCTCGCCATGCTTGGCCGCGTGGCGTTGCAGCAAGATCAGGTTGTTCAAGCGCTGGGCGCCGACAACCCGGTTGTGCCGCCATCCAAATGGGTTTCGACCCGGCACAAGATGGTGCAGGCGGCTGGCCTGGACGATCCGGATGCCTACTTCACCATGATCACGGACGATGACTTCCGTGCTTGGCAGATGCAGAAGGACCAGAACAAGCCGCCGGACCCGGCGCAGCAGAAGGTTGAGGCCGACATGGCCAAGAACCAGGCTTCGCTGGCAATCCAGAGCCAAAAGGCCCTGGCCGATGTCCAGCGCGACCAGCAGCGCGCCCTTGTGGACCAGGATTTGGCGCAGCAGAAGCTGATTGCCGATCAGGCCATGGCCCAGCAGCAGCTCGAGGCCGAGATGGCGCTGAAGACGCAGGAGATGCAGGCTGAGGCCCAGCTGAAGGGCATGCAGATCCTCGCCCAGCAGCAGCAACAAGCCGCCACAGCGATTAAGGACCAAGACGTATGAGCGCGTTTGAAGAGAGGGTCCGCGGCGCGCGGGCCAGACAGATCCTGGACGATCCGATCTTCAGCGAGGCGCTGGCGCGGGCGCAGGACGACATGGTGACGGATCTCATCAACGTCGCTGTTGATGAGGAAGATGCCCCCATGAAGGCCTTACGTGGCGTTATGCGCGTCCAGGCGCTATACGCCGTCACGCAGGCGCTCAAATCAATCGCCACCACAGGCGAAATGGCTGCCGAGGAAGACGCTTGAGCAGGAATGACCTCTTGACAAGAGAAGAGGTTATATCCCTATGTCAGCAGGAGTAGGCAGCACACCCGCCGGGACTGCCCCAACCCAAGCCCCTCCGCCCGCGCCAAACCTGACGCAGGCCGAGGTCGAAGATCGAGTTGCCGCGGCCTTCATGGACTCTCTTGACGAGAGCACCCAAGGGGACGGTAACCAAAGCGATCAAGCCGAAGACAAGGCGCCAGAGGGCGAAGAGCCTTCCACGGATGCCGAAGCTGAAGCCGACGCTGATGATGAGGCCGAAGCCGAGCCTGATGAGGGCGAAGCCGAGGAAGAGCCGGACGACGAGGAAGAGACTAAGCCAAAGCCCAAGCGAGAGCCTGGTGACGACGTCACTGTAAAGTTGGACGACGGCACGCAGGTTACGCTCAAGGAGCTGAAGCGAGGCTATCTTCGAGAGGCCGACTACACGCGCAAAAATCAGGCGCGCGCCGAGAAAGAGCGCGCAATTGATGAACAGCGCAAAACCCTGTCAACAGTCGCGGAACAGCAGCAAGAGGCATTCGAGGTCGCCGCAGCCCTCATCCGGGCACAGATCCCAGAGCCGCCGGATCCGGCCCTTATTCAGACCAACCCCCAACTCTTCCTTCAGCAGAAGGAATTGCGGGAAAGCGCCCAAGCCCGGCTCCAGCAGTTGGCGTTAGCCTACCGGCAGAGTCAGGAGGGCGTGAAAGCCCAGGACGAGGCCGACAAAAAGGCCAAAGCCGAGGCCGAGCGCAAAGAGCTGGAGGATCTGAAGAGGACGGAATACGAGGCGCTCGTTAAGGTCATGCCGAAGCTCGGCACTGAAGTGGGCCGCAAAGCCTTCCTTCAGGAAGCCGCCGAGATTGGAGGCAGGGTCTACGGGATCACGCCGGAGCAGATCGGGAACATCATTTCCCATACAGAGGTTCGCATTCTCCATGATGCGATCCAATGGCGGAAGCTCCAGTCCCAGAAGATGGAAGCGGTCTCGAAGGCAAAGCAAGCGCCCCCTCTCCGGCCCGCCAATCGGGCAGCGCCGGGACAGAAGGCAAAGGCGAAGCAGGCCGAAGCGCTAGCCGTTCTGCGAAATGCAGGGTCAACCGAGGATCAGCGCATGGCTGCGGCCATGGCGAGCCTCTCCGATGACCTCTTTTAAATTTACCCGACGTCGGGTAAATTTAGGAACCTGCAATGGCCCAGCTAGCCGGAACCACTGACACCTATGACATGAAAGGTCTGCGCGAAGATCTCCAGAACACGATCTTCATGCTGACCCCGGAGGACACTCCCCTCATCAGCAACATCGGCCGCGACAAGGCGTCTGCCACGAAGCACGAATGGCAGACCGATGTCCTAGCCGCGCCCGACACGGCGAACGCCCAGATCGAAGGCGACGAATACGTCTACGCCGATCGGGCGCCGACCGTGCGGGTGGGCAACTACACCCAGATCTCCCGCAAGCCCGTCCTGGTGACAGGTACGCTGGAGGCCGTGGACAAGGCGGGCCGCGCGTCCGAGCTGAAATACCAGTCGATCAAGGCCGGTAAGGAGCTCAAGAAGGACCAGGAGGCCATCCTGCTGTCGAACCAGGCCTCTGTGGCGGGCTCGAACAGCGTGGCGCGTAAGCTGGGCGGCCTGGCCGCGTGGCTGACGTCCAACGTCTCCCGCGGCGCGTCTGGCGCCAACGGCGGTTACAACGTCGGCACGGGCCTTGTGGTTGCCGCGACCAACGGCACGCTGCGGGCCTGGACCGAGGCGATGCTGAAGACCGCTTGGCAGTCGGCCTACACCAACGGCGGCAATCCGCGCATCATCATGATGCCGGTTGGCCAGAAGTCCGTGTTCTCGTCCTTCGTCGGTATCGCCCAGATCCGGACGGACGTTGGCCAGAACGCCGGCCAGGCCACCATCATCGGCGGCGCGGATACCTACGTCGGCGACTTCGGCAAGCTCACGACTGTGGTGAACCGGGTCCAGCAAGCCCGTGACGTGTTCCTGCTTGATCCGAGCGCGATCAAGTATGTCACGCTGCGCCCGATGTTCGTGGACAAGCCGGCCAAGACGGGCGACGCGGAAAAGCGCATGCTCGTCGTGGAGTATACGCTGCGCGTCGACAACGAGGCGGCCCACGCCGTCATTGCGGACCTGAGCTAAGGTCCTCTGGTAAGGGCTGCCGATTGCTGGTAGCCCTTACCATCATGCTTCCCCAAGTTGAGGAAATCCCCATGGCAAAAGATCCCGCAAAGCCCGACTTCGGACCCGAGGCTGACGCTGCCGCGCGCGCTGCCGCGGGCGCCCCTCTCGCCGCCGGCCCCTTCCAGGGTGAGCAGCCCAAGGGCGACCCGGCGCCGGCCGGCGGCGTCGAGGTTGAACTGGTCTCGGATTACTGGCCGGCCGAGCAGCCCGAGCCGGAGACAGATCCCAAGCTCCCGCACAAGGAAAACCGCATCCGGGCCGGCGAGCGCGTCACGCTTCCGCAGGAAGAGGTCATGAACCTGCTTGAACGCGGCATTGCCAAGCGCGTTCAGAAGTAAGCCATGCCACGCGGTTCTGTGACCGAACCGCGTGGCCTTTCACTGAAGAGGAACGTCCCATGGTGAAACGCACCCCTCAGGATGCTACGCCAGATCAGGTGACGCCCGCAGGCGAGCCGATCACCAACCCAGAGGCCCAGCTGCCCGATGCGCAACCTGTCGTCAATGAAGGGCAACCGGCGCCGGAAGGGCGGAATGCCCAAGATCGCGGAGATACCGCCCATACAGCCCTCCTTCCGGGCTCCGGCCTTCCCAGCTACGATCGTTGGCAGAGAGAAGGCGAGCTCGAAAGCATCCGGGCTACTGACCGACCCCTCCCTACAGAGCCTCCAGGCGCATCGCCGCCCCAAGCGGAAGGGCGGCAAGATATAAACCCTGTCCAGCAGGTGGGCTCTGACAAGCACTACGCGCCGCCGGCGGATGCGAAGGCAGAAGATGTTGAGGCGGCCCGCGGCCCTGACCAATCTGAAGCGCCGCCTCCGTTCCGGCGTCGCGACGGCTTCCCTGACATCACGTCTGAGAGCGTCCAGGTCCGTATGCTGGAGGACTACTACCCGGCCGACCCAAGCCGCTACGGCAATCAGCTTCGGGCCCGGAAGGGTGACCTTGTCAGCTTCGGCTCCGATGAGGCCCTTGCCCTGATCGATGCGGGCATGGCCGAGCGCGTGGACGACGAGAGCGTGGGCTTCCAGCAGGACTTCCCGCAGCCGGGTGAAGAGCCGCGGCCGCAGGGCTTTCTGCCGGTCCTGAACCCGGAAACGCTCGTGCCAGAGGCGCCCGAGAACGCCGGTTCTATTGACCCCAGCAAGGCCCAGTCGCCGACGTCGCCGCCCGACCTCGAGGGCCTGAAGGTCAGCCAAGAGGGGTTCGGCCGGGCATGACGCACCATGTCCCCTACGGGCAGCCCGATAGCTCTTGGCGGCTGCTCGACTTTGATCCTGTCACGGGCAAGACGGATTGGATGAAGCTTGAGGGCGACGTTCTTGGCCACCACAAGCTTCATATCAAGACGTTCATGCCCGCGGACGAACTGCTCGCTCTTGCGGCTGCGGAGCGGCAGATGGATACCGGGAACTGGCAGGGTTCGATGTATCGCGTCTCGACCATGCCGATCCACTTGCACGAGCGCCTGCTCGGCGAGGCCATCAGGCAGGACGATCAGCGCTACATCTCGAAGGTCTTGAACGACCCTGACTGGTCCAAGTTCAGGACGAAGGCCGGACGGGTCTGATGGCGCTCGACACCTACGCGGACCTTCAGGATGCCATCTCCGACTATCTGGACGATGAGACGCTGGACGCGCGCATCCCGGACTTCATTCGGCTCTTCGAGGTTAAGGCGCAGCGACTCCTGCGCACGTCTCAGGCCAAGAACACGGCCACGGCCACGACGGACCCCAGCGGGCAGGTGAGCTTGCCGGATGACTTCCGCGGCGTCGTCCGGTTGTCCGCGAGTGGCACGCCGCTCGACTTCCTGACGCCAGAGGACGTCAGCCTGCGCAACACCTATGCGAACAACCGCACGACCTATGCTTACTCGATCGAGGGCTTGGTTCTAACCGTCGTTCCGGCGTCTTCGGTCGAGGTCACGCTGGTGTATTACCGCGGCGTTCCGGCCCTCTCTGGCCTCATCACGTCAAACTGGCTGCTCGAGGAAGCGCCGGACGCTTATCTCTACGGCGCGCTTGCGGAAGCGGAAGCCTTCGGATTTAACGACAATCGGCTGGCCACGTGGCGAGCTCTGGCCAACGACGCCCTGGCCGCGGTTGTCGGCTCTGACGTCGGGACGGAATGGGCGAACGCGGCAACCGTCGTCCCTGACCCAGTATGGTAGGCCATGGCGCGCATTGCAGTCGGACAATGGGCCCCTGATAGCGCGGGCGTTGATGCGACCGTTCTCTTTGGGGCGACCAACGTCTTCCCAACAGCAACAGGATATGGCCCGGTCCGTGGGCTGAACGCCGCCTCAACTGCGCTGCCGGCCGAGGCCAAGGGCGGCTTTGGCGTCCAGCGGTCAGACCTGACCTGGGATTTCTACGCCGGGACGGCGACCAAGCTCTACAAGTTCAATGCCTCGACCGGCGGCTGGACGGACGTTTCCAACCCGTCCGCAACCTATGCCGTGGCCCCCAATGCCTTCTGGTGCTTCTTCACGGACGGCGCCAAGCTCTACGCGACGCACGCGGCGGCCCCTCTGCAGTATATCGACATTGATACCGGGACGCAGTTCGCCAACGTCGGCGGCAGCCCGCCCTTCGCGTCGATTGGCGCCGCTGTCAGCGAGTTCATCGTCCTGGCTGGCCTGACCGACGATCCCTTCGCGGTCCAGTGGTCTTCCATCGGAAACCCCAACGAGTGGATTCCTGGCCTGAACTTGGGCGATATCCAGCGCTTCCCGGTTGGCGGGCCGGTCACGGCGTTCTCGGGTGGCGAGTTTGGCGTCGTCTTCCAGGAACAGGCCATCCGCTCGATGGTCTTCGCGCCCGGTTCCCCTGAAGTGTTCCAGTTCTCGAAGGCGGAAGAGGGACGCGGCGCTGTCGCGGCGTGGTCAACCGTCCAGATCGGCGCGCGGGTGTTCTTTGTCGATCGGACTGGCCTGTTCCAGTTCACGGGCGGCGTCAGCGAGCCGATTGGGACGCAGCGGGTCAACAAGTGGTTCAACGACAACGTCAACACTTCGACTATGAAGAAAATCCAGACCATCGCGGACACGCGCGGTCATCGGGTTCTGTTTGGCGTCCAGACCGCAACCGGCGGCACGGATGCGACGCTGCTGGATAAGATCCTGGTCTATGACTACACGCTGGATAAGTGGTCACTGCTTGATATCGATGTCCGGGTCCTGTTCGCGACTTCGCTGCCCGCAACCTCTCTCGACAGCATCACAACCTCTCTGGACGATCCGAGTTTGCCCTCGCTCGACAGCGCGCTGTTTGCCGGCGGCGAGGCGGCGTTGGCGGCCTTTGGCCCGGACAACAAGCTCGCGTTCTTTGAGGGCGACGTCCTAGAGGCGACGATCGAGACGGCCGACTTCCTGGCGAGTCGCCCCAATCAGTCCTTCGTCAAGGGCATCCGGGTGGATACTGACGCCAGCGATGTGCGCGCTGCGATCGCGGTTCGGCAGGCGCTATCCGAGCCGATTGTCTGGCGTGACGAGACCCAGCGCAACCGGCGCCAGTTCAACCCGGCGCGGGCGCGCGGGCGCTACCATCGGGCAAAGGTTCGCATCCCTGAGGCCATTGATTGGACCTACCTCTCCGGCCTTGAGGTCAACCCGAAGGTCATGGGCGAATGAACATTCCGGGCCTCAACGAGACCAGGCTCGCCATTATCGTTCAAGCGATTCGCGAGCTGGCCGCCGGCGCCAGCAATTCCCTTGGGTCCGTCACGCTGACCCCTAGCACGACAACGACCGTTGTCTCTGATCGGCTGGCAGTGTCTGGCAGTCATGTCGCGCTTTGCCCGCTGACAGCGAACGCTGCGGCGGCGCTCACCACGACTTATGTCAGCGCCAGGGGCCAAGGGTCCTTCACTCTGACCCATGCGAATGCGGCCACGGCCGATCGAACGTTTAGCTACCGGATATCCAGAACATGAGGCTGGGGGAGGAATCGGACTTCAAGGCCATTGTCCAGATCTGCGACCGTTATGAGGCACGGGCCGTCTGGGAAGAGGCCGTTCCATTCCTCCAAGCCGCGCTTGATCGCGGGATCGGCGACCTCACGCTGGAAGACCTCCAGGATGCCTGCTACCGCGGCGCGGCTGCTCTCCTGATCTTCACAGGTCGCTACGCAGAGGTAGTTGGTGCAGCTGTCACGCAACTCCTGAAGCATCCGGATGAGCGAACGATCCTCCAGATCCTGGCCTACGGCGGCGTGGGCTTCGAGACAATGCGGCATTGCTTGGCTCAGGTCGAGGAAGACGCTAAGAAAAAAGGCGCGCAAGCCGTTATGTTTCATGGGCGCCCTGGCTGGTCGAGAGTGTGCGCCCCAATGGGTTACGAGGTCAAACAGGTCATCATGGAGAAGGCTCTATGATGCAAGGTAAGGATTGAGCCATGGGCGGCGGAAGCTCTAGCAAGACGCAGTCGTTCGAGCAATCGCACAAGGTTGAGAACGAAGTCAGCGACCAGCAGCGCAAGGAAGCCGCGCGCCTGGCACCCTGGGCGCCTGTTAGCCAGGACATGCTCGACATCGCATCCGGCGCGCGTGGCCTCTACCAGTCCAACCCGACCGGTCTCGGCGCCATGTCCCAGCAAGCCATCCAGGGCGGCGGGCAGATTGCGGACTACTATGCGAGCCGGGCCGAGGGGCCGACTGGCGGCGACGTCGCGCGCCAGGCCGTCATCGGCATGATGCAAAACCAGAAGCTCGGCCAGCGCGCGCAGCAGCAGTATGACACGCAGGGCGCTTCGGAAACCAACTTGCAGGACATCGCGGCCGGCAAGTATCTGACCGGCGCCAACCCCTACATGGATGAGCTGATCGCTAAGTCCCAGCGCGATGCGGCCAATCAGGTGGCGGCCAAGTTCGCCGCCTCGGGCCGCTACGGCTCTGGCAATTTCGCTACGGCCCTGGCCGACACGACGGGCCGGATCGCGACCGAAGCCCGGATGACCGATTACGAGCAAGAGCGCGCTCGGCAGATGCAGGCCAATCAGCAGATTGATGCGGCCAAGCAAGCGCGATTGGCGGCAGCAAACCAACTCACGGTCCAGAACTGGCAGCTGAAGCAGAATGCGGCCCAGATGGCGCCCGGAATTGACTCGGCCCGGTTTCAGCAGTCCATGGCACCCTATCTCGCCAAGCTGGGCCTCGGCCAAATCCAGGATGAGGCGCCGTGGAAGACGCTGGGCCTCTACGCCGGCATTGAAGGTCCACTCGCGCAGGCGTTCGGTGAGCAAACGGCCGAGAGCCAGACCCATTCGACCGCAACCCGCGTGACGGATGAGACCAAGCAGGGCTACGAGAAAAAGACCCAGGAAGAGAGCCCGCTGAAGTCGCTCCTCGGCGGCGCCTCGCTCCTGACCGGCCTGTTCGGCAAGCTCTCCGACGTCCGGGCCAAGGAAAACATCCAGCCCGTGGGCAAGCTGGACGACGGCCAGAAGGTCTATTCCTACAACTACAAGGGCGACCCGACGCCTGAGATCGGCCTGCTGGCGCAAGAGGTTGAGAAGGTTCGGCCTGAGGCGGTTGCGACCGGCCCGGATGGCCTCAAGCGCGTTGACTATGGTGCAGCCACGGCGAAAAAACGAAAAGTTGCACAACGTGGCAAGAGGGCGGCGTGATGGGATACTTCGACGACGAAACCCTGATGACGCCCGAAGAGCGGCGCATGCGCTTGCTCGCCGAGATGGGCAGTCCCTACCTCAATCCGAGTCCTGGCGCCGATCTGGGCATTACGCCGGTTGGCCCGGCCGGAATGATGCCGCAGGGTGGGCTGATGGCCGTTGGCTCGCCCGTTGGCGGCAACGAGTCCCGGCCCGAGCTTGCCATGGGCGCGCCATGGATGGACCCTGGCCAGACGCCGGGCGGTTCGGGCCGGGATTATACCGAACCGCCCCCACGCCTCGGCAACCTCTTCCGCAAGCCGGGTGAGCCGCAAGCGCCTGAACAGGACGGTATCCTGTTCAACGGCACGCGCTCACCCGCCGGCCGGGACGTTCTGGCCCAGGAGACGCCAACGGCCGCCATTCCGTCCGGCCCGATCGCATCGCCTGCGGACATCAACGTTCAGGGCGCCAACAATCAGGACCGGTCCAACGCGCCGCGCTCGCCCGACATGCCGAAGACCATGGGCCTGCCATCGTTTGCAGGAGGGCTTGGCAACGGCCCGGCAGCGGCCTATGCTTCCGCTCCGCGGGTTGGGGCAGGGGTGCAGGCCGCATCTCCCCCTGCTTCTGCTCCAACGCCCGGCGCCGCAGTGCCAACAGCGACCGCGACGGCGGCGCCGGGCGGCCAATCCTCCCTTCCCCAGCCTGTCGCTGCCGCTGCTGCGGATGGCCTGTCGCGCAAGCCTGGCTCTCCGGCAGCGATGAATTGGCTATCCGAGAATGCCGATCTGCTGATCGGGTTGGGCGCGGGCCTGCTCTCTGGCAAGAACATCGGCGAGGGCATCATCGCGGGCCTGAAAATGGCCAACGAGAACAAGGCCACGTCTGCCAAGCAGAAGCTTGAGGCCGAAAAGAACATGGCCGAGAACCTGAAGCGCGCCGCCGGCGCCGCGGCGCTTCAGAAGGCGTTCGGCATGTCGTCGGACCTCGCGCTGGCCAACTCTGAGAATGCGGATCTCGTCAAGCGGGCCAACACGATCCTGTTCCCGGACCCGAAGGACCCGTCTTGGGAACGGACGACCCTGCCGAACGGCCAGGTCATCCTTCAGAACAAGGAAACGGGCGACCAGAAGGCTGCGCCGGGAGAAGATGGTGGCGCGGATCGTCCGCTGACTGATCCGGCCGAGCGCGCCAAGTGGGGTATCCAGCCCGACGACAAGAAAGCCTATACGATCCGCGGCAACGAGGCCCCCAAGGTCATCGGCGGGTCGGGCCAGACCATCACCATCAACACGGGCCAGGACAAGCTTGTCGAGATCGCGGCCGACCAATTCAAGGGCCATCTGGCCGCGATAGACCAGGCCCGCCAGACGATGCAGGCCACGGCCAACATTCGCGATCAACTGAACGCGCCCGGCGGCGTCATCACGGGCGCCGCCGCGGGCGACCGGCTCGCGCTGCAAAAGATCGGCCGCCTCTTTGGCGTCGCCCAGCCTGAGGCGATTACCAATACGGAAGCCCTGTCGGCGGCGGCCGGCCCGCTCGTTCTAGCGACCGTTAAGGGCCTCGGCGCCGGTTCCGGCATTTCAAACGCGGACCGCGAGTTCGCCGAGCGCATTGCAGGCGGCTCAACGGCGCTTGACGAGACCTCGATCCGCCGCCTGATCGATATTCAGGAACAGGCGGCCAATGAAAAGATGACTCGCTCCCAGGGGATCGTCAATCAACTGATCCAGACCAACCCGAACTTGGTCAACTTGGCGCCGTTGCTGACTGCGCCGCCCCCTGAGGTTCGCCCTCCAGCGTCTTCTCAGGCTGCTCCGCCGGCGCCATCGGCCGCGACAGGCCCGGCGCCGGGCGGCATCCCGCGCTACGATAGGACGGGCAAGAGGATCAGCTGATGCGCGTTCAGGGCGAGGATGGACAGCTTTTTGACTTCGAGGACGGCACGCCGGAAGACGTCATTGGGCGCGTCATCCGCGAGCACTACGGCACGCAGCCGAGCGTCGGCGAAGACGTGGCGAAGGCGGCCGGTTCCGGCGTGGTGCAGGGCCTTGCCGGCACGCCGGGCATCCCGGGCGACGTCCAGTCCATAGCCAACGCCGCCGGTTCGGCCCTCAGCTCGCGTGGCCTGAACCCGCTTGACCCGATGCGGGCCGCGGCGGATTGGGCCGCGCGCCAGACGGTCGGCCGCGCCGTCAACGCCTTCAAGTCGGGCGGGACGGATTTCTCGGCGGACACGCAACCGCCAGTTCCGGACCCAACGCCGCAGTTGCCCGGCAGCCAGCAGTTCCAACAAGCGTTCAGCGACAAGGTTCTGCCGGCCTATGAGCCAAAGACGACGGCAGGACAGGTTGCGAACACGGCTGGCCAGATGGTTGGTGGCGGCCTGATGTTTCCAGGGGCATCGCTCGGGCAGAAGGTCTTCTCCGGCGTCGCAGGCGGGCTCGGCGCGGAAGCCGCGGGACGGACCGCTGAAGGGCTCGGAATGCCCGACGTTGCGCCTTACGCGCGGGCGGCGGGCGCTGTGGTTGCGCCGGGCCTCGCGGCGCGCGCTATCACGCCCTTTCGGACCGATCCCACCCGCATGGCAGCGGCCGAGCGACTTCGGGCCGAGGACATCCCGGTTACGGCCGGCCAGCAGACGGGCAATCGCTTCCTCCAGAACCTCGAGAGCACGCTCGCTGAAAGCCCAGGTGGGGTGAACCCCTACCTCGGGCAGCAAGAGGCATTCAACGCCGCTGTAGGCAAGCGCATGGGGCTTCCCGCGGGCACAGAAAAGCTTTCCGAAGGTGTGATGAAGACCCGTGCCGAGGAGATCGCGCAGGGCTATCGCGAGGTTCTGACGCCCAATCCGCTCAGTGTTGATCTTCCGCTCACCCAAGACATTTTGGGCGTCGCGGGCAAGTACCATGACCGCGTCCAGCTCGCGCAAAAGCCGCAATTTGACAAGGACCTCGGCCTTCTCAAGTCAGAAATTCAGCGCAACGAAGGCTTCCTGAGCGGCGAGCAATACCAGCAACTTCGGTCCCATTTCGCTACGCGCGCCCGCGAGTTCAGGCAGTCCGATGGGGCCTATTCTCAGGCCAACCGCGACATCCGAGACGCTCTCGATGCCGCGTGGGAGCGCTCGACGGCGGCGTCGGGCAATCAAGAGGCTGTAGCGGCCAAGCGGCAACTTGATCGCCAGTATGGAAACCAGAAGGCCATTACGCAGGCCCTGGCGAACTCGCCGAACCGCGGGACGGGTGATGTCAGCCCATTCCAAATTGGCGCGTCGTCCCGTGTGAGTGCCGGTAATGAGGCGACGCGCCAATTTGGAATGGG